AAAAGATAGGAGGTTGGGTTAAATTCATTACCGCTTCTTTCAATGGCACAGGCAGAAAGCTGTTTGGATGGACTTCTTTATCCGGCACCAAACTTTTAGGCTTGGGCACTCGCACTAAGCTCTACATACAATCAGGCGCAAATTACAACGACATCACCCCTATACGCTCTACTACATCTGCAGGCGATGTGACGTTTGGTGCAACTGATGGGTCAAGCTCAATCAACGTGACTGACACTGCTCATGGTGCAGCCAAAGGCGACTTCGTAACTTTTTCTGGCGCTGCTTCACTTGGCGGGAATGTCGTTGCTGCCGTGTTAAATCAAGAGTATGAGATCGATTCGATTACCAGCACTAGCGTGTATGTCATTACAGCCAAAGACACCTCTGGCGCAACGGTAACGGCTAACAGCAGCGACAGTGGCAATGGCGGTAGCTCAACAGTAGGCGCATATCAAATCAATGTCGGCCTTGATGTATTTGTTGCTGGCACGGGTTGGGGCGCTGATGCATGGGGTGCAGGCACCTGGGGCTCATCAAGCGCGCTGAGTTCTTTGAATCAGCTACGCCTTTGGTCTTTAGATAGTTTTGGCGAAGACCTGATAGCAAATGTGCGGGCAGGTCGAATTTATTATTGGGACACAAGCGCAAAGACGTTGGGAACGGATAGAGCCGTAGATATCGCAGACTTAACAGGCGCGAACTTTACGCCCACGATTGCGCTACAAGTGCTTGTTTCTGACGTAGACCGACACGTTATTGCCCTTGGTGCAGACCCAATAAATGATTCTGCAACTGCAAGGACAGGAACATCTGATCCACTATTAATTGCATTCTCTGACCAAGAGAACCCAGCAGAATGGTTTCCTACGTCTACAAACACAGCAGGCTCTCTTCGTTGTTCGGCAGGATCACAGATTGTTGGCGGCTTGCGAGCTAGACAAGAGACCTTGATTTGGACTGATGTTGCGCTTTACAGCTTGCAGTTCATCGGCGCACCTCTCACCTTTGGCCTGAATCTAATCAACGAGGGCGTCAGTCTTATTGGCCCAAATGCTCCGATTAACACGCCTGCTGGTGTGTTTTGGATGGATAAGAAAGGGTTTTATTCATACCAAGGCGCCGTGCAGTCTGTGCCATGCAGTGTCAGATCTTATGTATTTGATGACTTTAATGAAGGTCAAGCGTTTCAGGTGTTTGCTTTCGTGAACAAGCAGTTTGATGAGGTAGGTTGGTTCTACTGCTCTGGCACAAACACGGTGATTGATCGATATGTGACCTACAACTACGTTGAGCAAACTTGGGCTATAGGCAATTTATCTAGAACAGCGTGGCTTGATGAGGGTCTTGAAAGCTTCCCTCGTGCAGCAGGAAGCGATGGCACTAGCAACTATGTTTACTCGCACGAAACTGGGTTTGATAACGACGGCTCTCCCATGGACAACGTCTTCATCGAGAGCGCGGACTTTGACCTAGGTGATGGCGAAGAGTTTCAATTTATTCGCAGGTGCATACCAGACGTTAAGTTCACAGGTGACGGCGGCTCTGACCAGACGATGAACTTTGTCATCAAAGCGCGCAACTTCCCCGGCGACTCATTGACCACTGATCAAACCACAGCTTTTACCAATAGCACCACAAAGATTGATGCAAGAGCTCGTGGCAGGCAGGCGGTTGTACGCTTTGAGTCTGATGATGACGGAACAACAGATGTGAGGCTTGGCCTTGGGTTCAGGATTGGCGGCACTCGACTAGATGTGCAGCCAAACGGTAGACGATGAGCAAAGTATTACAGGGCCGTTTGCCTTTTATTCAAGGCAACCAAATGGTCGATGGCGGCACGTTCAATCGAACTGTGCGCTTATTAGAATTGAGTTTGGACTCTCTTGATCCAGACGCAACGCCTTTGTTTACCAGAACGCAGCGGGATGAGCTAAAGTTCAACAGAGGCGATATTATTTGGAACACATCGATCAACGTGTTGCAGGTGTACGATGGCGACAACTGGATAAGTTTATCTCAGGAGTTGCCGTACACCACTGATCCGCTTGAAGCGACTGCACTTGTAGGCGCAGTTCAAGTGATAACTAACGGCAATATAGTAGTGAGTGTAGGTTCATGACAAAACTATGCCCAAGGGGTAAAGCAGCAGCCAAGCGTAAGTTTGATGTTTATCCATCAGCTTACGCAAATGCCTATGCCAGCAAGATCTGTGCGGGCAAGATCAAAGACCCGTCTGGTAAAAAGCGTAAAGACTTCAAAGGGCCAAAGCCTAAGAGTAGCGGCACATCTGCAGCTGCCAAGAGAGTCCGCACATCTCCTGCATCTGCAAGAGGTAGGCGAGTGGTGCGCAAGAATGCCGGTGGCTTTGTTGCCAAAAGAGCTAGGATGGCAGGCGTGACATGAGCCTACAAGATTGGTTTGGCAAAGGCCCGAAGGGCGACTGGGTAGATATTGGAGCACCGAAAAAAGACGGTAAGTTCCAAGCCTGCGGGCGTGCCAAGACCAAAGGATCAAAGCGTAAGTACCCAAAATGCGTGCCTAGATCAAAAGCAAAGGCCATGACTGAAGGCGAGCGCCGTAGTGCTGTTGCGCGCAAGCGTGCAAAGCCACAAGGCGTAGGCGGTAAGCCCACAAACGTAAAGACATTCACCTCGCCTGCTTCTGCAAAAGGACGCAAGGTGGTAAGAAAAGCCAATGGTGGCGAAGTGATGCGCAACCATAGAGGATGCGGTGCGATTATGTCTGACCGTCGCAAGAGGACTAGGTACTCCTGATGTTTAGACGTTACGCTGAAGAGTTCAATGGTGGTGGGGCTGTCACGGGTGGCAGATCAAAGGCCGCTAAGCGTAAACGCGACACCATGCCAAAGCGTAATAAGAAGAATTTTCGCCCTACAAAAGAAGGCGCGGGGATGACAGAAGCGGGTGTAAAAGCGTATCGTAAGGCCAATCCTGGTAGTAAACTCCAGACGGCGGTAACGGAGGACAAGCCCACAGGTAAACGTGCGAAGCGCAGGAAGTCTTTCTGCGCTCGATCTGCTGGGCAAATGAAGAAGTTTCCTAAAGCAGCGAAAGATCCTAACTCAAGGCTACGGCAAGCTAGACGTAGGTGGAAGTGTTAACATGTCAGAAGCCACAGAACAATTAAGAGAGCTATCGAAGCAAAGAACTAAAGAAGTTCTTAATCAGCCTGGCTCAATACAAAGGTTTGCCCCGAGCCCTCTTGCACAAATAAACCCTGCCTTTGCAAGAACTACAAGCTTTCTTCCTCCTAGCATGGCTAATCCATTTGCTGCGAGCATGCAACAACAGCGCACACCCGGCGCTCAATACGCGAACTACGAAAGAATGGCGCCTAATATTGGCGGGCCACTTCAAGCCCCACAAGTGCCTGCTGGATTTGTACCTGCAGGGACTCAGCCAGAAACCATTCGAGTTTATCCTGACGGCACACCTGTTGGAGATGAAGAAGAGGTTGATACTTTCGATCCATCAGACCCGCTTGCTAATGCTCAAAGTTTCTTGGATGACATAAACCGAGAAAGAGAATCTAAAGGTCTTGCTCCTTTTAACACAATTCAAGAATACATTGCTGATCAAATTGGCGATATAGGAATTGGTTACATAGGCATGGCTGAAGGCGGCATTGCATCGCTTGAGCCACAAGGAATGTTTATAGGTGGCTTGATGAGCGCAATAGGCCAAGGTGCTGCGGCTGCAGGAGGCGCTCTTGCTCAAGGGGCTGGCGCCCTTGGCGGCGCAGCTGCAAAAGGTTTAGGTAGCCTTAAAGATATTGCCTTGAAAGGAATGCAGAATTACAACGCGAACACGGCTGGGGCTGGTGGTATTGGCGGTCTTTCTGGAAAGCGTATAGAAGATATGACTCGTGAGGAGCTTCTTGAATATATCAAGAGTGGTGGAAACTCGAAGCAAGGCCTGACAGGTAATCAAAAAGTTGGCAAAGCCATCTCCGGTGGCCTTGGTTTTGACACAAGCGCCTACGATGCAATGGCTCAAGGTGGATTGATTTCCCTTGCTGAAGGCGGCGATGTTGACTTTCCTCGCATGAACGGCCCGATCTCTGGCCCAGGTACAGAAACATCTGATGACATACCGGCCATGCTTAGCGACGGTGAGTTTGTTGTAAACGCCAAGGCTGTTAGAGGTATTGGTAAACTGGAAGGCGCTAATCAGTCTAAAGAAGAACAGCGCAGAGAAGGCGCTCGC